CGCAGCGTTCGGAAAGCTAAAGAAAATGCTGTCATGCACGTTTCCCTTGAACCTGGCCAGTCGGTGCCACTCAGTCTCCGTATTGAACCAGTTCACGAATGCGTGACGGCATAGGTCAAACACCGTGCTCTGTGGGATAAAACTGTATGACTTGTCCCACAGCTCCGGCCCGTATTGATCCATGAGGCGCACCTTGCGCCCCAAGAGGTTCTCCAGCGTCCGCGTAGCCCGAATGGAGTCACGGACTTCCTGATGATAATCGAGCAATCCCGGATACGCCTGCTCCCGATAGAGCTCTACGATAGGCTTTGCGTCAGTTTCTGGCATCTCATTCTCGAGAGCAAACCGGCGATACCGCATGTCGTAGTTGAGTCCATGATTGCTCTTCTTGCCCGCCTGGCGGATAGTCATGGTACGGGGTATGAAGAAATCCCCGTCGAAAAGCTCAGGGATTTCCTGCTGGCGTACGGTGAGGAGCAGATCGGGATCAGTCGCAGCGCCCAAGAGTTCATGCTCCTTGAGTATAAGCTCCTCGGGCACACGACTGATAAGATGCCCCGTAGCCACATGAGGAGACTTGCCGCTCTCGACAACGTCTATCATGTTCTTATCGCCGCTAACGTAAGCAACGATAACCCACTCGGCGCCCGCTAAGTCAAATTCAATTAGCACGTTGCACCGTGCAGCGATAGCTCATGGCGCCTCCGCTGTCCTTGGCTTCCTCACTCAGAACTCGCTTGAACCTCTCCATTATGCTGTTCGCCTTCTCGTGGCAATCCGCCATGCTCTCGAACGTTCTGTTCAGGATCTTCACCTCCAGTGTCGGCTGGCTGTTGGAGTTCAAGATGATGATTGTAATCAGCACTTTTAGCACGTAGCAACTCCTCGTTGAATAGCCCAGGTGCGATCAGGTTCAGCTCCTGGTATATACGCTTCGCGACATCACGATGCTCTTTTTGCGTGGCTCGGTTTAGCCGAACCTGCAGATAGTGAAACCAGCTGCGGGCTGAGCCTTTCATATACAGCCGGCTAATGGTCAGCCCCTCAGGCAGAACCGCACGGGCCACCTCCGGAGCGGCTCCCTCAGCAATCGCCCATCGATAGGCCTCCACGGCGGCATCGTAGACCTGACTCTGTAGCTTAATCCAGGTCTCGTGCCTGTCGTCGTCATCGTCGACCGGCTTGGAGCTTTGTCGGTTCTTTGCGTCAGCTTCACGAAACTCCTGGCGATAGCTTGGTATGTTCTCGAAGTCGGGCGTGGCATAGCGCTGACTGAACTCCTGAAAACAAAACGATCGATGGCGCAGTAACTGGCGACTGATTGTTCTGCTGCACCATATTTCGAACGTGGCGTCGGCCATATCCAGAGGAGACCATTCGGCCCGCTTGATGAACCGTCTAATAAGTTGGCCATTACTCAGAACGTTCTTGCCGGTTAGATTACTAACGCGCGCAATGTCAGCAATCGTCGTCTCGAAGTCAGGCGTAGTGTTGTGCAGGATAACTTTCATACCACGTTCCAGGGTTTTTCGCTGTCATACAAGCGCTTAATTGGATGCACACTTATGTGCATGTGAACGGTATGACCATTCTTGCCAGTGTAACGTCTCCATGCCGGGCTAATCGCTTCGTCGTGAATACGTCGATTCCAGATCGTGTACTTAACACGTGGATCGAGCTTGAGGGCTTCGGCGAGCTTATTACAATCGACGCCATTCTTGGGATCATGAGTGATGTCAATCGCAGTAACCACGCCGAGTCCCGCATCCCTAACCCACGGGTTATGATCGCTATGGCGCGACGCGTGTTTCGAGTCCCCGATAGTCCCGTCACTGGTTTTCGTTCTCTTAGGATAAAGCGCATTAATTTCCTTTCGAAGAACTTCAAGCGACTTCGCTAATCTCCATGTCATCGTCGTCATCCACTATGAACTGCTTGAACGCAGGGTCGAGGTTCTGCAGGTTTAGCCCACGATCGAAGATCGTCTTGCTGGAGGACAAGCGACCCGTCCACGTCCCCCTGGGATTCCAGCTACAGCGGAGCCTGCCATCCGGATCAGCCTCCACATCAAGGTACGTGGCCTTCAGCTTTTTCTTAGCACGCAGTTCCTGCACATACTTAGCCTCGCGCAGATCCGGGTGCTTTCGGATAATTCGGCTAAGGGCTTTGTCGTCAGTAGTAACGCCGCCTGACGCATTGCGGTAAGGCTTGACCCCCTTGTGGTCATAGATGTACTTCTTGACCTGAGCCGGGCTGAGGGGATTGAACTCGTAGTCAGCGATATCCAGGAGCTCGGCTTCGAGTTTAGCAATCTGTGCTTCGATCGCCCGCTTGGTCTGTTCAAGGCTCTTGAAGTCGACTGCCAGACCGTCCATGGTAGCGTATAGTAGCGAAGGCAGCATGTCAGCGGTGAAGTTGTACGTCGTCCACATTCCGCGTTCTGTAAGCTCTTCAGCAAGGACATCCCAGGCTTCAAGAGAAACGCAACCGTCTTTGCCATTATACCTCCAGAACGTCGGCCAATCCCCGCCTTGGTTCTTCCACATCTTGCCCTCGTCCTTCCAATACGGCTCGTCCGTATGAACGCTGGCGATGAAGTCGAGGCCCTTGTTGAACTCCGGATACAGGGAGTGCTGCGCTATCATCGTGTCGCCGATAGGGCCGCGCACATAGATGTTGTTCTGCATCATCAGGAAGGGCGCGTCGAAGCCAACGATATTCTGGTTGATCTTCATCACGTCCTTGTCATACATCAGGTCGGCGTAGCCCTTCCAGATCTTGCACTCCTCCTCCTCGGTCCACATCTCGCCCTGCTCGTCCATGAAGGGGACAACCATGGCCTCCAGCGGCTTGTGAACCAGGCAGAAGCAACTAACCTGATGATTGATCACCTCCAGATCCGTCGACACTCGACCCTGCCGCTTGCAGTCCTCCAAGTATAACATCACCTCCTTGAAGGTCGGTCTTATAAGAATCGAGCGCTCGGGCGCCAAGGTTTTCGATGAAGTGCTTTGCCGATACGCCTTCTTCAGATCGGAGATAATCAGGTATCTCCACAGATAGACACCATGGATAGTCGCTGCCGGATGAATAGTTGGCACGACAAATCTTCCGCCAACCCTCTCCAAGCCGATCAGAGGCGAACCTCTCCATTTCATTACAGCTTTCGAAATACCAGTGCACAACTCCAACGCCTGCTGCCCCAGCGGAACTAACGTGTTTGATCCGGACTTGCATATACGCTTTAACGTAGCGGCTGCCATCTCGTATCCGAGTGGCGTAATACCCTTCGGGGACCATAGCAAGTCTTGTGAACTCCGATCCTTCCATATTAGGCCCTTCCTATCCGTGTGTACTGGGTCTTCCCAGATGTTCAAAACGTAGACGCCGCGCCGGTTCAGGCCGGCAGCATGCAAGCAATCGCGGAGGACTTCGCCGCTTGGACCGACCAGCGGCTTCTGATAGCGCATCTCAGTCGTACTGGGTGCCTGCCCCAGGATGAGGATGGGACTGTCCGGATCGCCATCCTCATACGGCGTAGTCTTAGCCATTATTCCTCTTCGTCTGATTGATCTGATGGTGCAGCAGTTTTAGCTCCTCCTCCAAATTCTGCGGAGACCGCATCAAGGAAACGGTCCTTGTTACCTTGGGCAAGATCGAAGCCGACTCCGGTGTGGCCCCCGCGATACGCAGCGCGAAGTGTCGCCCCTGACCCCAGGAAGGGAACCAGGATCTTGCTCCCCGGAAAGCATATGGTCTCAAGAATGCTATCCAGTAGCTCTGGTGGTCTTTCTGTCGGATGTATTTTACGGTTGGGCGGGATTGGGGGGTAGTGGAATACATTGGCACGTCCTTGCTTCATCATTCTTGGCTGGCCCTTCCTCGCCAAGAAGAATGGTTCGTAGCAGGAAGCCAAGGCTACATCCGGTTGCGCAGTTTGCCCACTCTGGCTCTTGTACCAAATGCCGGGCACGGGGTTTACCTGAAAGCCGTGCTTGACGAGCCACAGATACGTCTTCGTGTACCACTGAAAACCGAACCAGAAGACGGCGAAGCTGTTTGGTCGTAGGCATCGATACACCTCGCCAATGACGGTGTTCAGGAATTTGGGGTAGTCCGCCTCGGAGATTTCGTTATAGTCTCCGGTGTGACCATCATCCTGATTTCGGCTCTTGCGTCTGACGAGATCAATCGCATAAGGTGGATCAATCTCAGCAAAGTGGTAGCTTTCGGACTCAAGTTCAGCAAGGCCCGCAAGCGCATCACCGACGATGTAGTGCTCCTGCGCCCACTTAGGAGCTTGCTTAACTTCCTCGCTGATCTTAGCCTTGAGCATCTGAACGCCCGCAGCTTCTTCAAGCTTCTTATACTGCTTATACGCTTCATCTTCCGTCTCGCATTTTGC